GCTTACAGGGATACTTAGTGTATATCTCTTTGGTGCAGATGCCCTTATGCTGGATTAGGGCCTTGACAGGAGCATGTCAAAATCGTGTCCTTGCCATGTCCGCTTGGACGATTTATAATTGTAATATGCAAAATTGGATGAAGCGGAAAGATTATTGGTTTTGCACCCTCCCCCATTTAAGCAACGGCCGCCAGGTATCACACCCTGGTGGCTGACTAACCGGTATTGTGTAATCCCTCATAAGACAGACTTGTATATTAACGGACAATGCCGTAGGGTACGCAAGCGGTGAGGTATCTGGTTTTATCCCCCCATGACGTTTTCCAGATACATAGACTGATTTTCTCCTTTGGATGAGTCCCTGCGGTGACGTGGGGGCTTTTCTTTTGTCGAATTTTGATGTATGATAAAAGAAAAAGCGGGGAGGAGAAATCCATGGATTTTCCAAAGTATTTATACCATTATACAAATCTAAGTTCTTTATGTTCTATTTTAAAAAGTGGAATGATTAGATTTAATCCATTAACAAAAATGGATGATATGGATGAAGCAGAAATAAGAGATTTTAAAAACTTTGCGAAGTATGTATTTGTAAGTTCTTGGACAAGCGATTCAAGAGAGAGCATACCGTTTTGGAATATGTATACAAGAGATATGTCGGGTATTCGATTGCGGCTTAAGGCATTTCCATTTGAAACATATGAGTGGGATTATAGTCCGGAAAGTCAAGCTATTAGCGATTTGAAACCTAAATATTTTCCAAAAGAACTTGCAGAAAATGATAGATATGCTATACTTCCATTAGCTTTCAATTTGTTTTTTTTACCGGTTGAATATACAGATGATGAGGGGAAAATATATCCATCAATTCAGAAGATAAATGGTTCAAATTTCACGATGGAGTTAAACGAGGTTGGAAAATATAAACGAAAAGAATGGGAATTTCAGTCTGAGTGGCGTTATAGACTTGTTTATTTTGATGCAGGCGTCAAAGAACTTGGAGTAGACCCTGGTAAGGCTCTTGAAAGAATGGAAAAGGGGGCTGAACCAGCAATTGACCATGTGGATTTAAAACTTACTAAAGAAAGTTTGAGTGATGTGGAGATATTAACTGGTCCTAAAATGTCATCAGGTGATAAAGAGTTACTTAGATTATTATGTGAGAAATATTGTACAAAAGCTAGAATACAAGAGAGCCGTTTGAAAATAAGATAAAGTATTACTAAAGGGGCCACCTCCGGGCGGCTCTTTTTCTATACGCAAAAACAAGGAGGTGAGCCAGATGGCATTAACGCCAAAACAGAAGATATTTGCAGATGAATACCTGATTGACCTTAATGCCACCAGGGCTTACAAGGTGGCGTATCCGCGGGTGAAGAACGAAGAGACCGCTGCAGCAGCAGGAGCCAGATTGTTAAGAAATGTTAAGGTTGAAGATTATATCCAGAAACGGATGGATGAACGCGCACAGCGTACCGAGATCACCCAGGATCGCGTGCTGCAGGAGTTAGCCAAGATTGGCTTTGCAGATATCACCGATTTTGTGACAATCGAAGGTGGTCTTGTAAGAGTGAAGCCTACGAATCAGATGCCCCGGGATAAACTGGGAGTCATTGCAGCAATCAAGGAAGGGGCTAATGGTATTGAGGTTAAGCTGAATGATAAGGAGAAGGCCCTGGAATTGATAGGCCGCCACCTGGGCATGTTCAAGGATAAATTGGAGCTATCAGGTGGCCTGGATACCGAAAAGACTAAACTGGATGACCTGCTCCAGCAGATGCGTGGTGGTGGCTAATGAGTGCGGAAAGATTATTACTATCAGACAAGTACAAGGCATTTCTGCGCTGTGATGCGCCGGTAGAATTTTTGGAGGGCACAACGGCAGCCGGAAAGACCACGGTGGGGTTGTTTAAATTCATGCTCAAGGTAGCTGAGTCGCCCAAAAAGCTTCACATCCTGGCAGCGGATGACACCGGCGCCGCAGAGAAAAATATCATTCAGAAAGACCTGGGCATACTGGATGACTTCGGCGTCCTGGTGGAGTACAAGGGTAATGGCGGAGGTGGTTATAACATGCCCCACATCCTCTTCCACACATCCGGCGGCGATAAGATAATCTTTGTTGTCGGCTATGGCAACAAGCGCAAGTGGAAGGATGCCTTGGGCGGCCAGTACGGATGCCTGTACATTGATGAGATTAACACGGCCGACATAGAGTTTGTGCGTGAGGCCGCCATGCGGAGTGATTACCTGATGGCCACGCTCAATCCGGATGACCCTGGCCTAGATGTCTACAAGGAGTATATCAACTGCTCCCGGCCATTGCCCGAATGGGAATCAGAGACACCAAAGGAAATTAAAGACGAATTGCAAGAGGAGCCAAAACCCGGCTGGGTACATTGGTTCTTTTCTTTTGCCCATAACCTGGGCCTGAGCAAGGAAAAACTGGAACAGATAATGACCAATACCCCGAAGGGAACGAAAATCTGGAAGAATAAGATTCAAGGCCTGCGTGGTAAGGCAACCGGATTGATATTCTCCAACTTTGAGCGGTCTAAGCATGTCATCACAGTCCAGCAGGCCAAGGCACTGAAATTTAAAAAGTTCACGGCGGCCCTGGACACATCCTACTCTTCCAAGTCCCCGGATACCATAGCCATGATATTCCAGGGAATCACGGAGGACAGGAAACTTATCACCCTGTCCGAAAAAGTCTATAACAATTCCAAGCTTGACATCCCGCTGGCGCCCAGTGACACAGCAGTCAAGTTTGTGGCCTTCCTGGAGCAGTGCCGGAAGGAGTGGGGATTTGCCAAGGATGTGTACATAGACAATGCAGACCAGGCGACCATCACGGAGCTGCGCAAATACAAGCGGCTTAAAGGCTGTCTGTATAATTTTTATGACTCCTACAAGCGACCGGAGATTTTGGACCGTATCAACCTGCAGCTGGGCTGGATACAGCAGGGCTGTTACCTGGTAGTTGATACCTGCATGGAGCATCTGTCCGAGTTGGACCGGTACAGCTGGGATGATGAGAAGGACAAGCCAGAGGACAGGAACGACCATACCATTAATGCCAATCAGTATGCATGGATACCATACCGGAACCTGATTGGATTTGAGGAGGCTGAGAAGAAATGAGGTGGCTGAACAACATGAATGAGACAATTAAGCGTGGTATTCGTACCTGGCTGAATGTGGTGCCGGCCAGCGGGAACTGCATCCAGATTAACGAGGTCCTGGACTTCGAGGCCAATGCCATCCGGAACCGCATCTGGTACCGCGGGGATGGAAACGAGCTGGAGCAGATGTACCAGCAGGCCCCGGAGTATGCGGATAAATATAAGTTCTGGGCCAGCAGGTGCACACCGGGTCTGGAGATGCGCAAGATACATACCGGTCTGCCTGGGCTGATTATCCGCATCCTCTCAGGCATTGTCCTGGATGATATGAATGACTTTGACTTTGCGGATAATGACCGGCAGCGGCAGCTGTGGGAGGACATTGCAAAAGATAATAAGTTCACTCGTAAAATGGAGAAGGCTTTAAAGGAGGTCCTATACATCGGGGATGGAGCCTTTAAGGTCACGATTGATACGACTGTCAGCGAGTACCCTATTCTTGAATGGTATCCAGGGGAGCGAATTGAGATTGTCCGGAACCGGGACCGGGTGAAGGAGGTCGTGTTCAAGACGCCGTATAAGGCTGGCCATCAGCAGTATGTCCTATATGAGCATTATGGATATGGTTACATATACAACGAGTTGTACAAGGGTGACACTTCGGTGCCCCTCAATGCTAGCGACGCCACCAAGGGCATCAAGGACACGAAGTTTGATGATAATGTCATCCTGGCCGTACCCTTGCAGGTCTATGAGTCCACCAAATACGAGGGGCGCGGCGGCAGCATCTTTGATGGTAAGCTGGACAGCTTTGACGCTTTTGACGAGGCTTGGTCCCAGTGGATGGATGCCCTACGCGCTGGACGAGCCAGGACATATATACCTGAGTGCCTGATACCGCACGACCCAGCGACCGGGCAGATTATTCGCCCCAATTCTTTTGATAATCAGTATTTTGCCTCTGATAACGACATGTCAGAAAGTGCGGATAACAAGGTCAACGTGGTGCAGCCGGCAATACCCCATGACAGTTATCTTGCATCTTACTGTACAGCTCTGGACCTTTGTCTGCAGGGGGTCATAAGTCCCAGCACTTTGGGCATTGATGTCAAGAAGCTGGATAATGCTGAGGCTCAGCGTGAGAAAGAAAAAGCTACCCTGTATACCCGGAACGCCATCGTGGAGGCGCTGCAGGAAACCCTGCCTGAGCTGGTGGAGGCAACCATCAACGCATATAACTTCCTGCATGGAAAGGCTGCGGAGGAGGTTAAGGTGGACATCCCATTTGGTGAGTATGCAAACCCATCCTTTGAGAGTCAGGTGGAGACTTTGGCCAAGGCCCGGCCCGGCGTCCCCATGATGAGCATTGAGGCCCAGGTAGAAGAGCTGTATGGGGACAGCAAGGATGATGCATGGAAACAAGAGGAGATAGCGCGGCTGAAGGCAGAGCAGGGCATTGCGGAAGTGGAGGAACCCGGAATCAATGAGGCTGCCGGCGGTTTCCAACTGAACATGGAGGGAGGAAAGGCAGATGAAGGTCAAGGTAATGAACCGTCTGTACCAGATGAACCAGAAGGAGTACCAGGGGCTGCTGCAGGTGGCAAGTGAGCAGGTGCCGTTCGGGATATACGCCATTGAAAAGCAGGGATATGCAGAGCTGCGCTGTGATAAGTGTAGCAGCGTCACACAGCTTAAGAGTCTCACACGGCAGTTTAAGGCGCAAGGGTTTAAGGTACATGCAAATGGGAGGTGATGTCGTTGACAGAGTACGATATCGGCGGCGCCTTCAAAGCCATAGAGGATGAGCTGATTGCCTCCATGATTCGCAACATGGACCGGCACCGGGCCGAAGAGACCAAAGAAGGCGTTGAGTGGTCCATGTGGCAGGCTGAGCAGTTGAAAGCCCTGGAGAAGTACAAGAGGGACAACCAGAAGCGCTTTAAGGGCCGATTCCAGGACCTCAACAAAGAAATGGGGGAACTGATACGGATATCCAGGCAGCGCGGTAATATGCAGCAGGAAGTCAAGATACTCGATGCCATTCGGAAAGGTTTTCCTGCTAAGAAAATCAGTCAAGGCGTCACGGCAGAGTTTTTCCGGTTCAATGACCGAAAATTGGAGGCCTTGATTAAGGCAACCACCAATGATATGCAGCAGGCAGAAACAGCCGTCCTTCGCATGGCCAACGACCAGTATCGGAAGGCCATCTTTAATGCCCAGGTATACGCCAATTCCGGCGCCGGCACCTACGAGAAAGCCGTTGATATGGCTACCAAGGACATGCTTTCCCGGGGGCTTAACTGTGTGGAGTATGTCAATGGTGCCCGTCATACCCTGGCGGATTATGCCGACATGGCCATCCGGACGGCATCCAAGCGGGCTTACCTACAGGGCGAGGGGGAGAAAAGGCGGGAATGGGGGATTACCACGGTCATCATGGCTAAGCGCGGCAACCCATGTCCTAAGTGTCTGCCCTTTGTCGGTAAAGTCCTGATTGACGACGTCTGGTCCGGCGGAAAGAAATCCGATGGGCCGTATCCCCTCATGAGTAAGGCCATAGCATCCGGACTGTATCACCCCAGATGCAAGGACAGCCACACAACATACTTCCCTGGCATCTCCACTGCAGACGATACCTGGACTAGGAAGGAACTGGAGGCGGTCGGTCAGGCCAATAAGCAGGAGGCCTGGCAGCAGTATGCGGCAAGACAGTCTGAGAAGTATGGACGATTGGCGGAATATTCGTTGTCACCAGAAAATCAGAAGCAGTATAAACAGAAATCTGAAAAATGGGAGGGGGAGGCAGAAAAGAGATACGCGGTCTCAGATGAGATAAAGGTGCATCGGGATGATACGCCAGTCAAGATGGTTGACCTGATAGATAAATATACTAACGATGAGTTTGTTGTCCTCAATGAAACGTCTGAACATGCATTTGCTTATGACCCTGATACGGATACAATCAGAATCAATACGACACATCCGCAGTATCCATATCAAGATTACAAAGAAGTCATGCTCCATGAGCTGGCGCACAGAATTGACCAAAATGAGTTTGGGAGTCCTATGAATGCAGAGTTTTCAAATGCAATCATAGAAGCGGAAAAACATCTAATGGAAAACGCAGAACGATATAGGAAAATGTTTGAACCGGGCGGAGAATTAGAGTATAATAACCTTATCAGCGACATGATGGGATGCATTACGGATAATTCAATTGTCGGTGGGGCTTCTCATGCTTCGCAATATATTAGCGTTCCGGGATACACAGAACTGGAGGTATTTGCCGATATCTTCTCAGCGTTGTATCAGGGGGATGATAATACTGTTAGATTCATAAAAGACGAGTTTCCAGATATACACAAAGCTTTTCTGGGGATTATAGGAGGATGATTGATTCATGCTTAAGAAAGAGTTTGTTGATATGATGAGAAACGATGAGGAATTGCAGGAATTGCGTCGCAAAGTATATTCGATTACTGGACAGCTTAAAGACATATCATTCTGTATCGGAGCAAAGTACACTTATGAAGAGTGGAAAGAGCAGCTGAGAAAAATTGTAGAAGAACACGAAACCACCAGTCAGTAACGGCCGGTGGTATTTTATTTGTTGCGATATCGCAACGGAAAAGGGGTGATAACATAACGCCGGCAGTGCAGATAACAGCAATCATTTGTCTGACAATTATCATATTGTGTTGGAATGGAAAGAAGAAATGAGTGAAGCACGCGGGACTATCCCGGGTGTTATTTTTACGCCCAAACACGAGCATGGCTTAAAACTGCTGCGTGGCCAGCGACACTGATGACAATGGATGCAATAAAAATTACAGGGTGACACCCTTAAAATGGAGGTATGGATGATGAAACGTATGAACTTACAGTTATTTGCTGAGCCCGCAGGTGGAGCAGAGCCGCCGGCAGGAGGTCAGAATCAGCAGCAGACACAAACTCAAACAGGACAGCAGGCATCCCCGGCAATTGATTATGCTAAAATCCAGCAAA